GTCAAGTGCGAAGTAAATATTACTAACAGTTACAGCGGTCAAGCGGCTGGATTGATTATACGTCAAAAAGGTTCACGCAAGTTCTTGGTATCTACTACAGCTGGCATTGATCCAGAAAACGCAGTAATCGGTGGATCACCATCAGTAGCATTGCGTATTCGCGTAGTTGGCGACACCAACTGGACAGCCATGGGTGCTCCAGCAGGCTATGGTGTGGGTACAGTGTTTACACCAACAGCAGCTTCGGCAGCAGGTACAACAGGTACAGCTCAAGAAGTTGGTATCTGTGTGTTGAGCAGTGATTTAACACCGCCAGCCGGCGACATGAGCATCAGCTACTTCAGCAACGATTCTACAGAAACAGCAATCAGCAAGTTGACCAACAAGTTCCTCCAGAACTTTGCAGGTGGTGAAACTGGCGGCGCAGCCAACACTGGCGACGTTTGGAATCCTGATTTGGTTGTTAACAATGTGGTATACGCCGACAACTTCTTCAGCGACGAAGGCACCACAGCCAAGTCTGGTGCTGAAGTTGACACATGGGGTACTAACGGGTCAGAGCAATTGGCAACAGGCGCTTTAGATCTTGCTATTGTAGAAAACTACACAAGCTAATTTTGTTGTAATCCTAAAAATCCTCACTAAGTACAGTGGGGATTTTTTTATGACGGCATTTATACTTGGCAACGGACTCAGCCGAAAAAATATCAATTTAGATTTATTAAAACAACAAGGGCACATCTATGGGTGTAATGCCCTGTATAGAGAATTCACACCAGATGTTCTAGTTGCTACAGATCGACCTATAGCCACACAAATACAAGAGTCTGGCTATGCAAAAAATCATAAATTTTACACCCGTAGACCCATTGAAGGACTGGGCGCATTGGCACTTTCCTCAAACTATTTTGGATACAGCAGTGGACCCAATGCAGTAGGCCAGGCCTGCATAGATGGTCACCATAACATATACCTGCTGGGGTTTGATATGGGCCCAACTGAAAAAAACCTGTTTAACAACATCTATGCTGATACTGAATTTTATAAAACATCAGCGCACCCCCCAACATTTGCTAAAAACTGGGTAAAACACATAAAAAAAATCATGGAAGACCATCGACTAGTGCGGTTTATCAGAGTGCAAGGCCCTACCACAGCACACATTGAAGACTTTGATTCTATAACAAATCTTACTCACCTAGATCTTGACACCTTTACAGACCGCATAAATAACAAAAAGGATCTATAGATGTCTACATACAAGAACACCAGTGGCGATTTAACTCTAACAGGCGATGCTGGGTTTGCCACACTTACGATCAATTATGCCAATACTATTTTTAATGGTAGTTTAACCTACACTGGTAACTTGACCACAGTCGACGATTTTATTGTTGTAGCAGCCAACAACACTGGTACAGTTACAGAAATGGGATTGTTGGGACAAACTGGCCCTACAACATTTGCTGGACTACGATTTAACTCAGTGGCTAATGCCTGGCAGATCAGTACCAGTGTAACATCTGCAGGCGCACCAATTGTTAGCTATTCTAACATTGCTACTTCTGCTACCACTGCTGTTCCAGGCGGCCCAGACACTGCAATTCAATTCAATCAAGGCAACGCATTTAGTGGCACTGCTAATCTACGTTTTGATTACGGAAACAATCGGTTAACATTGTCCGGTGTGCAGTATCTTGGGTATCAATCTGTTCCTCCTAATGTGGCCAATACTGTGGCAATTTTTAGTAATGCAATTGGCAGCGGCGGTACTGGCTTGTACTTTACCAGTAGCAGTGCCAATGATGAACTGGTTAGCAAAAGCGCCGCCATTGTTTTTAGTATTATATTTTAAGGGATAAAAATGACTATTCAAGTAGCCAATGTAACTTCAGCAGGAAATACAGTCTATACCAGTAGTGGTAATACAGCCATTACTTGGTTAACTGTTACCAATTACGGAGCAAGCGATCTCTACGCCAATGTATGGGTAGTGCCATTTGGAAGTTCCGCAGCCAATGTAAATATTATCTTGGCAAATATTGCAATATTGTCAGCTGCCAACACCACCGGTGGCGATACATATCAAATTTATTCTGGCGGTGAGAAACTTCTGTTGGGCAACGGTGACTCGGTATATGCCAGTTCATCTGCAAATACACTCAATGCAGTGGTTTCATTCACAACAATTTAATGGGGCATTTTGTAAAAAATCGCCGACTACAGTCCGGCAGTAGCGGAGTAGTCATACCCACCGGCTCGGCGGCTCAGCGGCCCGACAGCCCAAATTTTGGCATGATTCGTTACAACACAGATTCTGGGTTGGTAGAGTTTTACAATGGTAGCATTTGGTCAACACTCAGCACAGGCGGCAGTATTACCTACACTGTGGATGACTTTGTTGGTGACGGAGTAGAAACAGAATTTACAATGAGCGTGGCAGAAGATACAGCAACTCAACTCATAGTATTTGTAGGTTCAATCTATCAAGATCCTGCCACGTCCTACACTGTCAACGGCGGTTATACTATTACATTTACATCAGCGCCACCCAATACTGTGCCGATCAACGTAATACACACCACAAACTAATCAGCTAAATATCCTATACAGGGATAATCTATGGCAGTCAACTACGTAAAAGGGCAGATACTATCAAGCAATCTTGAACGAGATGGCATTGATCTGTCTATTAGTAATGCCAATGTTGGTATCAACACTGTCAGTCCCTCATCCGCCCTTGAAGTAGCTGGTGTTATCACAGTCGGAAATGTGATTATTTCCAACATTGGCAACATTAGTGCTGGCAATGTAAACATTAACAATGTGGTAGATCCTGTAGCAAATCAAGATGCTGCAACCAAATTTTATGTAGACCAAACAGTAGGTAATGTAGCCAATAATGTGATTGGCAATACAATTCCACTAGGAACACCCACTGACGGCAGTTTAACTACCAACGTGGCCTATCCGGGGTGGACCACCGCCACTTTTGTAACTGATGGTCTAGATGATCTAAACCAAGTGGCTTTGAACATTGCTGGAAATACCTATGTGGGTAATGTTTATATCACAGCCAACGTGACATCCGGACCAAGTCCACTGAGTGTAGCATTTACCGGCCATTACATTGGCAATCCCAACAGTTATCTTTGGGACTTTGGTGATGGTACAACCAGCACATTGGCCAACCCAACACATACCTATAGCAATGTGCTGGGTGGACAATTTACAGTGGTCTATACTGCCTACAATACCAATGGAACCTACAGTGGTAATGCCGCAGCTGGAGCCAAGGGATCAACAGCAACATCAACCAATCCCAATTATATTACTCTGTACACACCGTTGCCAATACCGTCGTTTACTACAAGCCCAACCACGTTAGACACCGGCAGCAGTGTAACATTGACCAACACCAGTCAGTATGCTACCTCGTATACCATTGACTATGGTGACGGTAATACCGCAGTCAATCCAGGAAATAGTTGGACTACTAACAGTCATACCTATAACAATTCAGCCAACGTTGATGCTCTTCGTGGCATTACATTAACAGGCGTAAATCAAACAGCCGGTAATGCTCCACCATACAGTGTAACATCGGCTGCAACCAATGTTAAAGTATACACACAACAAAGTCCTGCCGTCACTGCCAACGTGACAGCAACTATCAACTACTTGTCTACATCAGGTGGTGTGGTAAGTTTCCGCAACGACACTCCGGGCAGTCCTGGTAACACAGCAAGTTTTGGTGCACAACAATTGTACAACTTCCAGTGGGGCGATGGCACAGCCAATAGCAACGTTAATATCCAAACTGGACTGGCTGGAAATCCTAGCGCGGCCAACATTACACATACTTTTGCTCTTACCTCAGTACAACAAAATGCTGCAACCACAGTAAACCGTGTGGCAAATCTTTGGTTATACACCGGCTATAGTACCAGCCCATTTAAATCTAGCAACGTGACTATTTCCATTGAGCCGGAAGTGAGAGCCGGCTTTATAGGAACTAGCAACACACAAACTGATGCCACCGGATTTACATCTAATGCACAAGTTGGATATCTATACACTGACTACAACGGTCTTGATAGAAGTTTGTTTAACTTTCAAAATCAAACTTCTCCCAATGTGGCCTTTACCGGCAACGTATTCAATTGGACTTGGGGCGACACCACTAGCAACACCGGACTGATAACTTTGGCCAACGTTACACACTCATATCTAACGGCTGTGGGTTCTCCAACCACAGGAACCAAAACAGTAGCATTGCAAGCCAACGGCACGCCAGGCACTATTTCTCAAAGTAACACCCTGACCAGAACCAATTATATCACAATTTTGGCCAACCCTACTGCGCCGATCAATCTCAGTGGTTACACCAATGTGACCATTGCCACGGCCAGTCAAGGAACCAGCCCATTGTTGGCTGCTGGAGCCCAAGACAACACCGGTGGTAATATTGTGGCTAATGGCACATCTGTGATTCGTGTGGCCACAACCACACCAGTTGCTACCAGCACACAAGTTCAAAATGCCAACACAGCAACTACAGGTACACTGACTGCTGTTGTTAATAACACGGCCGCTGGTAATGTGACATTTACCACAAGCGGAAACACAGTAGGCACAGCAGGCGCATTGATTGTGTCAGCTGATCGAGATCTGCACGTAGCCAATGCCGCTGTGCCCACAGGATTCTACAAGGTATTTTCTGCTACAATCAGTAACACTCTAGCTAGCCTGGGCACCGGTTACAATGATTTCCAACTTAGACACACAGTATCTGGCAACACTAACACTGTGGGCATGGTCAAAGACAATTTAAATTTAGCACCTACCCTGGTGACCAGCAACGTGGCCATGGCCGGCAACGTTAATGGAACCTACACGTATATTTCGGGTATACCTTATTACAGTGCCACAGGAAGCCCAAGTATAACTGTGTCTGCATTGGAACTACAAAACTTCACAGGACAAACTTTCCGTAGTGCTGATCCATTTACACTGAGTGCTGGCTCAGCAATAGAAGGCACTGGATCAATTATTGCCGCACAAACCAAAACGTTGGCTCAGATCAATGGAACATCTAGTATGCTGACCGGTGCCAATGTCAATGCCAATGTGGGTATTGCATCTAATTACACCATGGGTAATCTTAATGTGTTAATCAATGGAGCAGTCAACGCTGTAGCAAACGTGGGAGCCAATATATTCAATGTGATTGGCACCAGTACCACTGTTCAATTACCAACCAAGATACAGGTAAATGCTGCGGCCAACACAGGTATCAGCGAAGGCAACATTGCGGTCAGTGCTACACTAGGATCTGTATACACCGACAACGGTTTACGCATAACCGGCTTTGGCACAGCAGCCAACACGCCAGCATTTAATGGAGCTACAAACTACTACACCGGCAATGTGTGGACCGGAGTTCAAACCATTGCAGGCACCCAAGAAGCAGTTGATCGATATGGTGTAGTTAAACATTTTGTAACAGACTTGTCTACAGGATATTTGCCATCAGGGCCCGATCTTGCCACAGGGCGCAGCGGACTACAGTACTTTACTTTTGCGTTCCGTAGAGCCACCATGGCCAACTTTGACATCAGGCTTACAACTACCACAGGTATTGCTGGCATGTGGATTGCGGCCCCAGGTACCACAATCGACACCGGCGGATTCAGCTCACCTACTCCGGGCTTTCCGGGTCCAACAAGTACACTCAACGGTTGGTTAAGCTGTTCACTACAATACAACGGATCGGGTGTTCCTGGTGCAAACATAGCAGGCGGAGGTAACGGCACGAACGGTGTTTCTCTAACCGGCGCTGACGTTGTGCCACTCAACTCGGCCATTGCCAATGTGAGCTATACTATGACACTGGGTTCACAGAATTCAAGCAACAGCACAGGTAATAATATGTTAATTCGTATAGCATTAAGCAGTGGACAAACCATTACTGCACTTTCAATAGGAGATGCTGTATAATGGCCGCTTCATTTAACGAAAGTCAAAAACTAGACTACCTTTGGAAGAAAGTTGGTTACGGAGTAGCAAAGACTTCTATACCTCCTCCTGGAAGCGGTAGCAAAGAAGCGTTTAATGAAAGCATACCTAGTCCACTGTTGTATCGTGGCGACCTAGTTTGGACCAACAGCGGAGAGATTCCTGCCTTACCTCCTAGCAATACTACGTCAATAGTACAAGTCTACAAAGATGGTGGCGGTAGCTACAGCCCCACGGTTCAATGTACAGAAGATCTAACAGCGCCCGACAATCAAACTTGGAAAACCAATTTAACTAATTGGATTCCTACTCAATTTGGCGACAATTACCTAGTAGTGGTTTATGTAGACACCACTGGATCAACAACCCCACAAACCACTGGAACTAGATTGTTTCAAACTGGCTCTGGTAGTGACGATACTTGGTTTTTTGACTATCAAGCTGGAATCTTAAACTTCAACGGCGCTACAATTCCAACAGTAATTGCTGGCGGAGTCTCGGGTAAATCTGTGTTTATTGTGGGCTACAGATACGTAGGACCAAGTGGTGTAGTTGGAAATGCTGTGCTGGGCAATTTAACCATAAGCAATACCACAATCAGCAGCAGTTTGGCCAATGCAACAATCACAATACAACCCACCGGCACAGGACTAGTTAGTATTGACACCACAACCGGATTGATATTGCCAGTGGGCAATACTGCTCAACGCCCTAGTCCTGGTGCCACGGGCACTGTTAGATTTAACACCACAACTTCCAGGGTAGAAGTGTATGATGGCACAGAATGGGACACTATTGTTGGCGGTGTTACAAATCAAACCCTCAACGGTGACGGGTCGACTGCAACATTTACGCTGGATCGTTCAACCACTACAGCAGCTGCGTTGATCATGTTAAACGGTATTACACAAATTCCAAATCAGGCCTATGCCATGGTTCCAAGCCCCAGTGCAAACTTGGTATTTACAGAAGCGCCTAGCACCAGTGATGTGATAGACATCAGATTCCTGTAAAATTGTTGTTAAATCAACAATTTTTTTGCCGTAAAATAAATACAATATCCATCAATAGACCACTGCTGTCTACCTAGCAACACCTTCGCTCCAGAGCAAATACTTCTTATAATTGTGTTGCAATACTCAAAATATCCAGGTTATGGTAAATAAGTCATAGCCTTGTATTTTTATGGCTAAAAAGATTGTAATTTGTTGAAAATATTCAACAAATATGAAGCAATGAAGCCAACTGGAGACCATAATGGCCGTCACAAGAATTAATAATAATCAGATAACTGATGCGGTACAAGGCAACGTATACGTAGGTATCAATGCTAATACCAAAATTCAAAATTTCTCAATCACTGCAGGAAAAATTGCCAACAATTTAACCTATGGCAGTGACCTTACTATTGCAGGTAATTTGACAGTTCAAGGTAATAGCACCGCAATTGATACCACAATTACCACAATTGAAGATCCAGTTATTGTATTGGCCAGCACACAAACCGGTGCTCCAGCAGTGGACATTGGTTTTATTGGCGAGCGCGGCACTAGTGAAAACATTGCATTTGTGTGGGACGAAAGTGCCCAAGAATTTGTAACAGCATTTACCAACACCAGCGAAACCAACACAACCATAAACATAACCGGCTATGCCAATGCTCATGTGGGCAACATGGTAGTAGGCGGCACCACCAGTTTATCTGGCAACGTGATAGGCGCAGCAAACTTCACTGGCAATGTAACCGGTGGAAATTTATTAACTCCGGGTTTAATTTCTGCCACTGGTAACGTAACTGGCGGCAATGTTCAAACTGGCGGATTGATCACAGCCACAGGCAATGTCACTGGTGGTAATTTATTAACCAGCGGCAATATTAGTGCCACAGCTAATATCACTGGCGGCAATATTATTTCTGGCAATGCTGTGATTGGAAACATCAACGTAAGTGGTGACATCACAGTTAACAGTCTTACAGCCAACACTTATATCAGTGCTATAGGCAACGTGCAAGCAGGTAATGTTCTTACCGGCGGATTAATCAGCGCAACCGGTACAGTTACAGGCGGCAATTTGGCCACAGGTGGCACAGTCAGTGCGGTTGGCAATGCCACTTTTGGCAATGTAAGTGCGACAAATTACACAGGTACTAGTGTAAGTGTAACCAGCACAGTTACTGGCGGCAATTTGTTAACTGGTGGTAATGTCAGTGCTACAGGAAATGCCACAGCAGGTAATATATTAACTGGTGGTCTAATTAGTGCCACAGGCAATATAACAGGTAACGCATTTTTTGGTGAAAGAGTTAGTGTTACTGGCAACGTGACAGGTGGCAATGTAAACACTCCTTATATTGGTAGTAACTTTGGAACTTTAACTATAGAGCCAACCGGTAATCTTAATTTATCACCCACCGGCAACATTGTGGTCAACAATACCTACATCAATGGCTTGCAACTGACTCCAGTTCAAGATGCTGATGCAGCTTCTAAATACTACGTTGATACTATTGCAACCACAGGTATAACCATACACGAAGCAGTATATGCGGCCACTACTACAACTTTGGCCACAGCCACAGGCGGTACCATTACCTATACTCAACCCAATGGTGTTTCCAACGGTGTAGGTGCATACTTACAAACCACTGGCACATTTACCACCATTGACACAGCCAACGTTCAAACTGTAGGCACACGTATCCTGGTCAAAGATCAAGCCAATGCAGTACAAAATGGTGTGTATGTGTATTCCAATGCCACAGCAATTACACGAAGTACTGACACTGATCAATACGGTTCTGATGCTGCTAATGCTTTCAGTATTAACGATTACTTCTTTACAACCAATGGTAATGTCAATGCTGGTACAGCATTTATTGTCAACGCACCCCCTGGTGTCATTACCTTTGGTACCAGTAACATTAGTTTTGGTGTCTTTAGTCAGAGTCAAGTTTACTCAGCCAACACTTCAGCTGGTTTAATTTTAAATGGCACTGTATTTTCAACCAAGGTTGACAACAATACCACAGCATTTGACGGTGGTGGCAATATTAGTGTCAAAGCTGGTGCTAACTTGACAACACCTAACATTGGCGCAGCCACTGGTACAAGTTTAAGTGTCACTGGTACTGTAACAGCAGCCTCAACGGTGGGCGGCGTAATCACTGGATCAAGTGCTAGTGTTACTGGCAATGTCACTGGTGGAAATATATTAACAAGCGGGTCTGGCGGAGCAATTTCTGGCACAGGCAACATCACTGGTGGCAACATACTTTCTGGTGGACTTGGCTCGTTTACCGGCAACGTAACAGCGGCAAACTTCTTTGGTAATATAGTTGGTAACGTTGATGCTGCTGGTGCAAACACACAAGTGCAGTTCAACGACACTGGTGATATTTTAGGTGCCAGTGCTGGATTTACATTTGACAAGACAGCAAATTTACTCACAGTAAATGGCAACGTTAATGCTATCAACTTCAATGGCAATGTGTATGGAACAAGTGTTAGTGTTTCGGGCACAGTAACAGCAGCCAGTGTTGTTGGTGGAGTTATTACTGGTACGTCAACAAGTGTCACTGGGTCACAAACAGCCGCTAGTACAGTAGGTGGTATAATCACTGGGTCAAGTGTTAGTGTTAGTGGCAATGTAACCAGTGCCAATCTAATTCTAACCACAGGTATCGTTGATGGTCCAGCCGCAGGTCGAGTCACAGTTAATGGATCTGACCTTGACACCGACTTTGCAGTGGATGGCGATACTGTAGCCAACGTGTTTTATGTTGATGCCGGAACAGGCACAGCCAGTTTTGGTAACTCTACACAAACTACCAATTCTATTGTGGCATTTAACTCAACCACATCTATATTGGTGCCAGTTGGAAATGCTGTACAACGTCCAACTGGTACAACAGGCCAGTTCCGTTTCAACACTACCAGTAACAGTCTAGAAGTATATGACAACACTCAGTGGGTATCGGTTGGTCAACCAGAGTTCACAGTCATTGCCGATCAACAGTTCAACGGTGATGGCACAACTGTGGCATTTACATTAAGTTCAACACAAACAACCAATAGCTGTATTGTCAGTATCAACGGTGTAGTACAGATTCCAATTTTGGCCTATGCAGTGGCTGGAACCGATCCAACTTGTGTATTGACATTTACAGAAGCACCGCAACCGGGCGACATCATTGATGTGCGTGAAATCACCACAACAACCAGTGTTATCAGCATAGCCAACAGTAGTGGAAATGCAGTTATCGCTGTAAGTGACATCAGTCAAACTATTACCATGACAGGTGATTTGGAAGTGACAGGTAATGTCAGTGTGCTTGGTAACATTGCAGCTGATCAGATTTTAAATGGCACCTCTAGAATAGAGATTCCAGAGCCCAACGGTAACATTCACTTTGACATAAACTCAGCCAACGACATAATGAATATTGGTCAGTTTAATGTGGTGTTCACAAGTAATGTTAAGCCGTCGGCCAATGTCACATACGATTTAGGTAGCACCACACAACGATGGAAAGATTTGTATTTGGCCAACAGCACAATTTACTTGGGCAATGCTCAAATCAGTGCCAATGCCACAGCAATTGTAATGACCAATCCAGCAGGTGGACAAACTGTGTTGGCCGGTGCAACCACATCAAGCAGTGTGGCTGGTAACATCACCGGTGGCAACCTAACCACAGCTGGTATATTGACAGTCAACTCAGGCGGCGCTGCAACAGCAATTGTCAACGGTGCAGGAAATGCTGTTGGTAACATTGGTAGCGCATCAAACTACTTCAACACTGTGTTTGCCAAAGCCACTAGTGCTCAATACGCTGACTTGGCAGAGAAATACACAGCTGACGCAGAGTATACTCCAGGTACAGTTCTAGTGTTTGGTGGCACAGCCGAAGTCACAGT